CTCAACTGGCGTTTCAGTCGACACAACCAACTGGACAGTGCCTTCGTCTTCATTGACAAACTCTGAGTGCGCGTCACGAGTCAGGAATGTACCGTTGGCCTTTCGCTCCTCATGCTCCTTGCGCTCCTCCTCGTCGTGACCGTCTCTCATGGCCTCTTCGTCCTCATGCTCATCACGCTCTTCAGACGCAGGCTCAAACTCAATCGCAACAAAATCATTCTCTTCTAACCAGGCAATCGCCTCATCAACCGTGAACATTTCATTGTCAAACCGGATTGACTGAATCTCTGAAATGCGCTGTCCGTCATCAGCACGAATACCGAAGATGAAATCAACACCTTCACCGCCTGCATCAACCTCCCGACGAAACTCTTGGTAGAGAACCGGGTCGGTGATCCGCGCAGCATGTTCATTTGGATAAGGGCGATCATCGTCAACATCCATTTCCATGCGCTCTTCATTCGCCTTTACTTCGGTTTCATCCTTCGCCTGGTACGCATTTTCTTCGTCCATTTCCATCCGCTCCTCTTCGGTACGCAATGGATGGCCTTCTGGCATCAGATCGCGGTCGTGCTCTCCGCCCTGGAACCGCTCATTCTTGACGGCAAACAGAAAACTATTTACTCGAGCCATGGCCCACTGCTCTGCCGATTGAACGTTTGGACGAACCGACTCTGGGTTGTTTTCGTACGCACCCACTCCACGATTGTAAACATCCTCAAGCATTGGCAGCGTAACGCGCTTTGACTCCACATCACCGACTTCATCATTGTGAGCATCACGCTTATTCTCAAGCGCAGTGCGAGCAGACTCAGACAGATCACGATCTTCGTCCATATGCTCCGCCATCTGCTCCATTTCTTCATGTGCATCGCGCTCTTCATTCTCTTCTGCTTGATTTGCAATGACTTCGGGCATCACATTGACGCCATCCCAATCATTACCCATTCCACCTTTCCAGAACTCCAACAGTACCGTTTGCTCGGTCTCTGTGATCTCTTTTAGGTGACGGACAACAGCCTCATCCATTTCGCGATCCTTTTTGCCTTCCAATTTTTTCACCATTTCAAGCACCGTATCTTTCATCTTGCGCTCCCCGATCTCGAGGATCACGCCCCACTTCATTGCAGCAACCACGCCGCCAATGTTGCTCAGAGTCGGCTCAGTCTGTCCGTCATCGAATTGTACACCATCTTTAAAGTGTCGTGCCGCCCAACCCTCACGCTCACGAATCCAATCGATAGTGCCTTCCGTCATCTCATCATTCCGCGCTTTCGTCCAAAACTCAAACGCCTCGTTGCCCCGGATGTTTCCACCCGCGCCCCAAATTTCACGCTCAGACTCTTTGATATTCAGCGCAAAGTCATAATCAAACTGCGGATATTGCGAATTTCGCAGGCTGACTTTCAAGTCATCACCCTTGGTCGGGAAATCAGTTGCCATCGTCGCCTCCAGTAATTTCGGGATCAATCGGCATCTGTTGCGCTCCAAACGGCTCAAAGGCCATCTTCAGCCCATAGGTTTCTGCCATCTGCTTATCACGCGCAATGCTCTGGAATGTTGTTTCAACATCTCGACCATATTGATTCGCCACATCCTGCATAGACAGCACACCGTTTTTAATGCCAGTGATCGCTGCATTCATTTCTTTCTGAGGATCGACCCAATTCCAACCGCGACCACGCCAGGTCACACCATCAACCCACTTGTTGATTTTCTCAATCGGCAGATTCATTCGCTCCTGATCCAAACTGGTGGCAATCCAAAACTCAAAGACCGGCTGCAAGAAATGCGAAGCAATAAACTCTTGGAGAGCCTGATAATTGTCCCGGTCGGCAAGCGCACCTTGACGAATCGATGAATAGCTCACCGACTCCAAATCATTCGCCAGGTCGATATAACTGACATTCAGCGCAGAGGCCACACCCTTCAACATCTGCTTTTCAAAGTCGGCGAAGTTGGTGTGCGGATGACTCGGATCATACTCTTGGAACTCGACACCTGGTGGCAACTGGAAGAACGATCCAGGCTGTGCATCTGTCAATGGAATCTGCTCATCGAAGTCATCGGCAGGGAACTGATCGCCGCCCGGTGTGCGGAAGAATCCCATCTTGGCAGCAGAAGCACGACTCGCAACGAGTGAAGCCTCTCGGAAACCTGACAGCATTTTCAGGGGTGCAGCCGCAGCAGCCAACTCAGGAACGCCGCGTGTTTGACCGGCACGTTCGCCAAAATACACATGGATCACCCGCTCGGCAGGGACTCGTCTCCGAAGGTTTCGACGCTGCCGCATGTTGAAATAGATTTCACCTGGGTGCTCGTGAAAGATGTGATACGCCACCGGACGATAGTTTGAATCAGTCTCAACGCCCATCCGCACCACGTTGCCATTCGACAACATCTCGTTGTAGTCCTCATCGACCAACTCAGGCTCAATGAACTCCAACTGGATCGCAGGCTTGGACGGGTCAGTGTTTTGATGCAGGATCGCAAAGGCCTCGCCATCTCGCGCAATGCTATTGACCACGAACCGTTGGCAGTCAACCCAATCGTATCTGCCATCGAGCGTTGGTGAACCCAACTTGCCCCACAGTTTCCAGGCTCTTTCAATCGTGTTGTTCGCCACAGTGTCCAACTGACCGTTCAATTCGGCAGCCTTCATCTGCAACTGGATTCCGCTTTTGCCGACCACGTTCCGCTCAAGCAGTTTCAAATAGCGTCTGGCAAACTCATTGTTCCGCGCTAAATCTCGGCCCCGATTCCGAAGCAACTCCAGGTCATGACGAATTTCTGTATCCGGTGAATTGTTGTTAGCTCGCCAATCATTAAACAGCCGACCCGACTGAGCCATCTTGAACTCACGCTTTTTTATGCGCTTATTTTTGTCAACCGCGCCCACTTTTGTGCGCTTAAAAATGTCCAACAGTCCCATCTAAAATCTCACTCGCACCGATGTGAAGTTGCCGCGACCGGCCTCTGCGTTATTTTTTGCTCGCTGAAAACTGACCTCTGCCCGGAAATAGTCCCGCGCCTGGATCAACTCATCGAATGAAAACTTGCTTGCTGAACGACCGGCAATCGAAAAGCTCGACGCATCTTTTTTGCCATCCAGTAAAGCCTCAATGTTGTCTAGCTGCTTCTGTGCAAATGAGCGAGGATCGCTTGTGTCCGTGTCGAAATTAGCAAGCACCGTCCACTTACGGTCATCCACTTTGATCCGCTCGTCATCAGCGTCACGAATAATGTAGGCCTGCCAATGGTATACACCAGGTGTGTACACTGCGCTCGTCGCAGCAGGAATTTGAACCAGATAATCCTCACCCGAAGCAGTCGCAGTAATCTCAATCTCAGTCGCACCGGCAGCCTCAAGCCGCGCAGAATACTTAAGAGTGTGGGCGTCGTTTGGATAGTCGTTGTGAAGATCAGTGCGTTTCCACTGTACGAAGTCACCGGCTTGAATCTCAAGCGGCTCGATTTCTGGGGCATTCGCCGAGTCAAAAAGGTTAGCCATCACCAATCCGTTGCAAAGTTGCGCCTCGGCATTGCTGCCTTGGGTTTGTCAGGTTTCGGTCGATTATCCACCAAAGGTTTGCCGCTTGACAAATTTGGCCCAAGGATAACATAAGCCGCCCAAGCATACACGCGACAGTCTAACGCTTCATTGCGTTTTCTTGTTTGCACCCAAGCCCTTGTCGCATGGCCTTTGTGGTATCGCGTGACCATTTTTTCCGAGGCCAACTGGCGGAAATACTCCTCGTCACGATCATTCGGAAAGTGACAATAGCCTGGGCCAACCTGATCGATCTTCAGCCTGGAATAGACTAATTGCTTGGCAGTATCGACCCCAACCGGAAATAACTTCACCCGTCCAATGTTGGACTTACCGGGTCGCCCGACCAGTGCGCGACCTTCGCCTGCAACACCTTTGATGGCGAATATCCTACGCGATTCCCGTAGTTTGGCATATTGATAAACGCGCTGCGTATGATGGCCACCAGAGTCGACGCATGTAGAACGAATCTTAAATCGATGACCGTTGACACCCTGATAAACTTTATCGAGCGCAGCGTCCAACTGTCCCCAGACATCATCTGATGACGGATCGCCGTACAGGATTTGATAGTCAATCGACCAGGTTTCCTCGGTTTCTGAGATTCCAAGCACTTCATACTCCAACCGGTCATCCTGCACATCCACCCCGGCAACAAGCACCAACACACCATCAGGCACTTCGGCCTCATAGTCTTCGCATCGGGTCATCAGGGATATGTCCGAGATGGTATCGCCACCCTCGTCCCATGTCTCAGCCAAGCTCACGTTGACAAAGGTTTGCAGATCATGGGTGCGCTTTTTCTCGAGGAACGACACCGCGATGTCACCGAGTTTGCGGAAACAGGAATAGAGTTCACTGAGATGATAGCTCGCGTGACCAATAAACGGCTGATCCGACACCCATTTACCCTGCCTGATTGCACCGATCCGGTGGGCATCATTCCAAAGCGAGCCGCAATGTTCGCAACCATATTGAGCCTCAAGAGGCTTGTCCTCGGGCCAGATCACGTTTTGCCATTTAAGCCATTGATACTCACCACAGGCATGACAGGGGACATGAAACCGTCTCTGGTCACCGGCCTCGAAACTGGCCTCAATGAAACTTGCATCCTTGACAGTCGGAGTTGATATTTCAAGCAGAGTGCGCTGATCGCCATAGGTGGCTGCCCGTTGCCATAAAAGCGACACAGGATGACCCTCTTGGGTTTTGTCATACCCATCCACCTCGTCACAGACAATAAACGGAGCAGAGCGGCCTCGCATCGTCTTGGGTGAACCCGACCAGGCAAACATCAGGAACCCGCCCGGATAACTCACCATGCGCGAGTTGTTCACACCTTCACGGCCTCTTGGCTTCGCAACGATCTCCTCCATCTGCTCATTACTTGTCAGCAGGGGTTTGAACTTGGTTTCGAGCCATGTATTCAAGTCGCCTTGGGATGGCTGCATCATAATCTGTGATTGCGGATTTTGGACGATCTTGAACGCCTGGGCGCAGAGAGCCAACATGGTTTTTCCCACCTGAGCAGACCACATCAGGGTAATCCGAGTGCATTCCGGGTTCTCAATCATGTCCAGTGGTTCGCGCTGATATGGAGCGTTGTCAAACCGGATCAAACCAGGGACAGCATTACCGACCGGAATGTAAATGTTTTGCTCGGCCCACTCGGATGGTTTCAGTTTCGGTGGTGGCTTTAAGAATCGTGCAGCGTTTTGAATGCTCTTGCTCAAGCCTGTCCAATTGTTGAACTCAGTCGTCTCCATCGGGTTCCTCAAAGTTCATCGTCGCCATGGCCTCAAGCACCTGGTCGATTTCGGTCAACAAAACATCCTTAATTCGGGTTTCATTCTGCTCACCCACTAACATGGTCGCAGTTCGCTGTGGGATATTCCGCATTCCAACCTTGACCTCGGCAAGCACCATCGACAGCGCACGTTCGACTTGACGCAGGGGAACTAGCTCGCCACGAACCTTTTGTGCCTGCATTGTAGTCAAATCGGCCTCGGCCTTAATTTTGCGGTTTCTTTCCGCGTGATAATCAATCGCCTGGTGGTCGTCAACTTGGAGGTTCCGATCCTGCAAGAATCTAATATAGCCTTGCACCGCAGCCGCCAGTTCGTATCGACCGCGTTCTGACTTAGGAATCACCCCCTCTTTGGTCAACTGCTGCACCCGCCGCTCACTAATCATGAGCAGCTTTGCGATGGTGCTTACAGGATAGGTGGGATTATCAGCCATTCTTTATCTTATTTGATATCACTGGTGCTTTTTTAGTCATTCCAAAAACTCCTCAACGAACCGAACCCGGTTTATTTTTTCACGCACAAATCAAAAAACGCGCCG